CGGCACTCCTGCCGGAAACGGTCTGATGGACTTATGGGCAGAGTTCCGATTGCTCGACATGGGACAGCGGCTTGGAAGATTCATCGGCAAATATCGTACAGATTACTTCCTGCCCGACCGTCGAAATGGAAATATCGTGTATTCATACAGACCTCTGCCCGATGCAGAGCAGCAGATCTATGACAAAATATCCGACATCACGATAAGCATGAAATCCACCGACCACCTGAATATGCCTGAACTTATAATCTCCGAATATACCGTGAAGCTGTCCGAGGAAGAAAGACAGCATTACGAAGAATTGAAGGAGGAGTTGGTATTGGAGCTTCCCGACGGTGATGTAACCGCAAGCAATGCCGGAAGTCTATCCAATAAACTAAGCCAGATGGCAAATGGTGCGATATATTCCGATGACCGAGATATTCTTCCGATACACGACCGAAAACTTGACGCTCTTGAGGACATCATCGAAGCCGCCAATGGAAAGCCCGTCCTCGTGGCATACTGGTTCAAGCATGACCTTGCGAGAATTCAGGAAAGGCTCAATAAGCTGCATATTCCGTTCGCAACAATGGATAAGGCTGACAGTATATCCCGTTGGCAGCGAGGTGAGCTTCCTGTCGGTCTGATACATCCGGCAAGTGCCGGTCACGGTCTGAATCTTCAGTCAGGCGGTTCTACGCTGATATGGTTTGGACTGACATGGTCGCTCGAACTGTATCAGCAGACCAACGCTCGTCTGTGGAGACAGGGACAGCAATCCAAGACAGTCATTATACAGCACATCATCACAACCGGCACGATCGACAGAAAAATCATGTCGGCATTGCAGAAAAAGGAAGAAACCCAAAACGCACTGATCGATGCGGTCAAGGCAGAACTTGGAGGTAAGAAATGATACAGGTTGAAGAAAGAAAATCTACAGCATACGATCCCTACAAGGCTCTTGGTCTTGCCATCATCGAAGCGGCAGCGACCGTCTACAAGGATGCACTCGTAAAACATGATGATGTAGCAATTGCGGAGAACGAGAAGTTCTTTCGCTCCGAGTGGGCGCAGAGTCTCAGCGATATTGATACGGTCGTACTTATGGCGAGAATCCGCAGAATGGTTAAGGAGGCAGCATGATGAACGCAAAGGAATATCTGAATCAGGCATGGGAGCTTAATCAAATGATTAACGACAAGATGGAAAAGGCTGAAAGACTCCGTCAGGATTTGTATGGCAGAGGTGTCAGCTATGAAAACAATGGCGGATCTTCTCCTAATGGTGGCTCCGATGCAATCAGCAAAGCTATCTGCAAGGTTATCGCTTTTGAACAGGAAGCCGATGCTTTGATTGATAAAATGATCGCTATTAAGATTGACATTGAACATGCTATCGGAAAGCTGGACGACCGTCGCTACAGAAAACTGTTAGAACGCAGATATTTGTTCTTTGAATCCTTCGAGGTGATTGCCGGCAAGATGGGATACAGCAAAAAACATATCTATCGGCTTCATGATAAGGCTGTATCGGCGTTGGATGAAAAGTTGCGACAGGATGCGACTGAATGCGACTAATTGCGACTGAATGTCCCTTGAATGCGACAAAATAATGTGATATACTGTATAATGGAAATTTAAGATACAAGTGAAGCCGTCAGTGCCGAAAAGCATCGTGCGGCTTTTCTTATGCCATGAAATGGAGGTAAACACAATGCTTGCAAAGAGTGTCATGCGTAACGCAACAGGGCTTCGTTCCCGTATCAGTGAACAGGTCGTTATCTACAACGAGTGGAAGAAGCTCGCCGAGGAGTTTAATGACGAAGAGGTACAGGGAATCCTCACCGATGCCCGTTGGAAGCTTATCGAGTCCATTCGTATGAAGCGTAACATCGAACAGATCATCATGGCGAATCCCAATGCTGATGAGCGTGAGGTGCTCCGCCTCCGCTACTTCTACGGTGCAACATGGGCGGCAATCGCCGATGAGCTGGGCGACACCACCGAATGGGTGAAGAAGCTCCACAAGAAAGCCCTCAAGCGCATCAAGGTGGAAAAGGGCTGTGACTGCGGCGGTGAGTTCGACTGTGAGGAGTGTCCCTATGCCGAGGAAGGCTAAAGTACCCTGTAGACATCCCGGCTGTCCTCACCTAGCCGAGGCTGGTGTCGGTTACTGTGACGAACACAAGTCAGAGCATACCGAGCGTCCCTCTGCCGAGAGCCGTGGCTACGGTCGCCGCTGGCAGAAAGTCCGTGCGAGGTATCTTCGCCGGCATCCTCTCTGTGTGAAGTGTATGGCAGAGGGTAGATATGTTCAGGCAACGGTCGTTGACCATATCATTCCCCACCGTGGTGATCCGCATCTGATGTGGGATGAAAGCAACTGGCAGGCTCTTTGCAAGTCCTGCCATGACCGCAAGACATGGACGGAAGACCAAAATCCCGTCTATCGGTATTGATTGTGTCTGAAATGCTGCCGGTGGGGGGATAAAAATCTCTAATTGTGAATTTTTTACAGACCGGCGTTCCCTCTCATGCATAAAAGTCAAGGTTCAAACGGGGGATTAACCCCGAAAATATGCAAACAAGCCGAAACCTACGCAGTTTCGGCTATTTTTTTCTCAAAAGGCAGGTGAAATCAGATGGCAAAGGACGGTACAAGAAGAGGCGGCAGACGAGTTCGTGCAGGCGATAAGCCGAAAGCCCTCTCCGACAAAATCGCAGAGGGTAAGGATGCAGATATTATAGAATTTCATGCTCCGGAATTGGACGCAGCTGATCTGGACGATGCCGCTGATTTGACCGGTGCGGATATGCCAAGCCCCAGTGCATACTTGTCTGCCCAGCAGAAGAACGGAAAACCGCTGGGAGCGGACATCGTGTACAAAGAAACATGGCTCTGGCTGAAACAGCGTGGCTGTGAAAAGCACGTCAACAAACGGCTGCTGGAAAGCTACTCGCAGGCATTCGCCCGATTTGTACAGTGTGAAGAAGCCCTCAGTACCTATGGACTGCTGGGAAAGCACCCGACCACGGGCGGCGTTATTGCTTCCCCGTTTGTGCAGATGAGCCAGACATTTCAGAAACAGGCAAACTTGCTCTGGTATGAGATTTTCGATATTGTGAAACAGAACTGTACGACCAAATTTGACGGTACACCGCAGGATGATTTGATGGAGCAGCTTCTGAGCAGCAGAAAGTGAGACAGCATGAAAGCAGATACCCAGTTCTGGCGAGATCTGAAAGCCAATCGCCAGAAGATGACCAAGCAGCAATACAGAACCATTAAGGGGTGCGGGTTGCCAGTGGCAACCTCTCGCAAAGCGAGAAGCACCGACCGAGGCGACAGCCGAGACCAGGCTGTCAAAGGCAACATTGATGCTGCCCGAAAAGGTATGCTCAGAATTCAGCAGAGGAGGAATTACAGATGACCACAACCAAAGAATTTCAGCTTGTTGACATCAACAAGTTAGTGCCTTATGCCAACAACGCCAGAACGCACAACAAGGAACAGATCCTGAAACTTCGCTCTTCTCTGCGTGAGTTTGGATTTGTCAATCCGGTCATTATCGACAAGGCATATAACGTCCTCGCCGGTCACGGCAGAATTGAAGCCGCAAAAGAAGAAGGTATTGCAGAAGTACCCTGTGTGTATGCCGACCATCTGACCGAAGCACAGAAGAAAGCGTACATTCTTGCTGACAACCGGATGGCATTAGATGCTGGTTGGGACGATGAACTGCTTGCTGTTGAGATGGAAGAGTTGCAGAATCTCGGATTTGACCTTGGTTTGACTGGTTTCGATGAATCTGAAATTGCTGACCTTTTCGACATTAACAGTGATGAAGCAAAACAGGATGATTTTGATGTAGATGCAGAACTGGAAAAGCCCTGCAAATCCAAAACAGGTGACATCTGGCATCTTGGAAAGCACACCGTTATCTGCGGTGATTCCACTTTACCGGAAACCTATACAGCACTTCTTGGAAACACAAAAGTAAATCTTGTTTGCACAGACCCGCCGTATCTTGTCAATCTGGAAAGCACGTCAGGCAAAATCAAGAATGATGACCTTGACGATGAAAAAGGATATGCGTTTCTGAAATCTGCATTTGAGAGATTCAAAGATGCCATGGCGAAGGATGCAAGCATTTATGTGTTTTATGCCACCTCCAAGGCACGTGTATTTCATGATGCTTATGAAGATGCAGGCTTCAAAGTCGGTGCAGGACTTGTCTGGAAGAAAGACCGCCTTGTTCTCACCCGAACTGACTGGAAGTATATCCATGAACCGATTATCTGGGGCTGGAGAAAAGACGGAAAGCATATCTGGTATGGTGACCAGAAACAGAAAACGGTATTTGAATTTGACCGCATTAAAAACAGCAAAGAGGACGGCTGCGGACATCCATCCAGTAAACCGGTGCCGCTGATCGCCTATCTGATTTCCCAGTGTACACAGACAAACGGAATGGTGCTGGATGGATTTCTGGGAAGTGCTTCTACATTGATTGCCTGTGAGCAGCTAAATCGTGTGTGCTTCGGTGTGGAACTGGAACCGAAGTTTGTTGATGTAGCCGTTGAAAGGTACATAAAACTCCATGACGGAAATTTCGATGATGTGTATTTGATTCGGGATGGGAAGCGAATGGAATATTCGGAAGTAGAGGTGTCAGATGCGTAATCTCACCCTTGGCAGCCTCTTTGACGGCAGCGGCGGTTTTCCACTTGCCGGACTGCTGGCAGGCATTATGCCTGTCTGGTCTTCTGAAATCGAACCGTTTGCCATTCGTGTGACAGAAAAACGCCTGCCGCAGGTACAACACTTCGGCAATATCAGCGGTCTGCATGGTGCAAAGCTGCCATCTGTGGACATCATCACCTTTGGGAGTCCATGCCAGGATATGAGCATCGCCGGAAAAAGAACCGGTCTGAACGGCAGCCGTTCTTCTCTGTTTCACGAAGCAATCCGTATCATCCGAGAAATGAGGTGTGCAAGCAATGGTAAATACCCAAGATACATCGTCTGGGAAAACGTCCCCGGAGCATTTTCCTCTAACGGCGGAGAAGATTTCTGCTGTGTCCTTGAAGCCATCTGTTCGGTCAAAGACAGCAGCATTTCAATTCCTCGACCTGCGGGAAAATGGACAAAAGCCGGAGAGATTCTGGCAGAATCCTATTCCCTCGCATGGCGAGTTCTTGATGCACAATACTGGGGAGTGCCCCAGCGAAGAAAACGGATCTTTCTTGTCGCAGATTTTGATGGAAGACGTGCCGGAAAAATATTATTTGAGTCCGAAGGCTTGTCAGGGTATTCTGCGGAGAGCCTCCGTGCGTGGCAAAGAACTGCCGGAAGTGCTGCGGACAGCTCTGGAACGGCAGGCTTGTGCTTGTGTGACCAGGGCGGAAAACGCATAGACATTCTGAAAGAACGCACTGCTACCCTTCGGGCAGAAGCCCATCATCCGCCTTGTGTATTGGAAAATCATCCTGCTGACAGCCGGCTTCAGATCTCTGAGAACGGAAAAGTACAGACACTGACTTCCAGATGCGGAACAGGCGGCGGAAATGTTCCGCTGTTGATGGATACACCGAAAACACTGAAGATTCGCTGTGGAAAAGCCGGCGGTGGAAAAGGCAGTCTGATACAGGAAAACAAATCTGCTACGCTGTCCTGCAACAATGACCAGACTGTATTTCAGCCGAAAGCATACGGCATCAGTTCCTTTTCCAGCAATGCCATGCTTTCCGGTAATCCGCACAGTGGCATTTATGAGGCAGACACTGCCCGTACTTTGGACACCAGCGACCAGTCACCAGCAAAAAACCAAGGCGGTATTGCTGTTCTGGAAAGTTATGCTTTGCAGGGTTCAATGATCGGTCGGTCTGACCAAAACGGACCACAGGGCGGCGGTGTCAACAAAGATGTCACTTTCACTTTGAATGCTACCGACCATCATGCAGTGTATGCCGCTTCTACAGGAAATTTCAGCAGTGCATTTTGGGAAACGACCCCTACACTGCTGGCACGGGACCACAAAGACCCCAGCATCGTTTCCAGCGGTTATGCGGTTCGCAGACTGACACCGCAGGAATGTGCAAGACTGCAGGGATTTCCGGATCAGTGGTGCAGTGACCTGGCATCGGAAAATCCCACAGAAGAAGAAATCGACCGATGGGCAGCTATTTTTGAAGAATACCGAAAAGCGGTAAAACCGGAGAGCCGTCCCAAAAGCCGAAAGATGGTACAGAAATGGCTGCAAGATCCATATCGTGATGCAGCAGAGTACCGCCTTTGGGGGAATGGCATCTGTCTGAATGTAGCTGTTTTTGTGCTTGCCGGAATCGTCTGGGCAGATTTGTGATCTGTTACAAATGACCGCCGAAACATTCTACACATCTCACAGTTGCTATCTGTGGGAAAAAGAGTTAACATATGTACTGCCGAAAGGCAAATCACCGAAAATCGGGAGGAAAACATATGATAATTGAATTTCATCTTGCAGGAGAAAATCGAAAGAAACTGGCATGGGCGGTAGCCACGATCATTGGAACAACGGCAGAATATCAGTATATGCCCACCTGTGCCTACAAAATCGGGGAATGCTACACCGTTACCAAAGCAGGTGATCTGGAAATCAGCAACCAAGCCGACCATAAGGAAACAGAACGGCTTCTTGCCGAACTGGCAAATCGGGGCTATGCTGTTCCGGACACAACAGAACTGGAATCTAAAGGCTTGACGGTGCAGATGCCAGCCGATTTCTTCACGGAGCATACGCTCGGCAATCTCCGGCAAATCTGTGAAAACAAGGCTGCCCTTTTTCAGGCTGCTTTTCAAACCGACTGTTTGGACATCATTCCGTCTGATGAAAAGGTGGAATTTCCATGGTTCACGGTCGAACAGGACGGTGATGCAGATGCCTACTGCACTTTCATTTCCATGCTCTGCGAATTTGCCAAGAATCAGAGCCGCATCAACCGCAAGCCGGACACCTCCGACAATCCCAAGTACACCATGCGGTGTTTCCTGATTCGTCTGGGAATGGTAGGAACAGAATTCAAGGCAGCAAGAAAGGTCATTCTTCGGCATCTGTCCGGCAATTCCGCATTCAGAAAGGTTGGTGATACTGATGCAGTTTCCGAGTAAGTCTTATCTGGAACAGCTGCGAAAAAAGTACCCTGTCGGAACAAAATTACAGCTGCTTTCTATGCGGAATGAAAAATATCCGGTTCTTCCCGGAACAGTCGGTGAGGTCACGCATATTGACGATGCGGGCAGCATTCATATGCGGTGGGGAAACGGTTCTTCCCTTGCTCTGATTCCCGAAATCGATAGTTTCCAGACCGTATCCGAGGCGAAAAAATAA